GAGGCCCGCGCAGTGCTCCGCCCGCGATACCGGAAGTCCCGATAACGCAGAAAAAGCCGGACTCTTCATCCGACTTTTTCATCATATATTATATCGCATGTTCGGCGTGAATTAACGCGCTTTCGGTAAAAATTGTGAGAGCTTTTTTATGAAGAGTCATAGTCCAGCGGAAAGTGATGTCAAGCCGTACCGCAATTTCCTCCCATTTGAGGTACTTAAGATACCTCATCTCTAACAGAGCATTAAGGGTCGGGTCGGTAACCGCCTGATTGATGGCTCTGCCGATTTCAAGCTCGATAGCCGCAAGTTCGTAAATCTCCGCTTTGATTTCCGACTGCAAATCGACGATAGCGCAAGCAGCTTCTTCGACTTTCTTTGACGGAGTTGAGGAAAACGTTGCGACCGGCTTAATCTCGGCCGTAATAGACTCAGCCCTGCGTCGCCACTCGTCGATACGTTCCTCCTTAACCTTTATTCGTTCTTTGGACCTGTACCCTCTGTTGAGGAAGTCCTTTGCTTCCTGTAGTGTCATTTTGATACCTCCTTAATTCTGGCTTTCAAAGCCTCGAGGCAAGCGTTCTGCCTTACCTCCTTTGGCGCGAGTATGTCATCTAAGACACGGTAGTCATAGGTGCCCTTCATCAGGATATGGTGAATCAGGACCGTTTTCTTTTGCCCCGGACGGTGCAATCGCTTGTTTGCCTGCTGGTAAAGCTCAAGACTGGTAGGAAGTCCGTACCATATCGCGATATGACCTCCCGCCTGCAAGTTCAGGCCGTGACCCGCGCTCGCAGGGTGAGCAAGCATAATCGGAATCTTGCCCTCGTTCCAGCGGACGACCACGCCGTCGTCTTTAATGTCTACCGCTTCCGGGTACCGCTCCATAATTCTGTCGCGCTCATGCCGAAAGGCATAGAACACCAAAACGGATTGGCCATTCGCTTCTTCGATAAGCTGGTCTAAAGCCTCGAGCTTGCAGTCGTGCAGGACCTTGACATTACCGTTCTCGTCGTAGGCCGCACCGCCTGCAGCCTGCAAGAGCTTATTCGTCAGGACCGCTGCGGTCGGCGCGTCGATGTCGCCGTCAGCAAACGGGAGAAGAGTGTCCCGCTCAAGAGTCTTATAAAGCTCCATCGCCTCTGGGGTAAGCTCAAACTCGCGGCGGAGAAAAAGCCTGTCCGGTAATTGTAAGTAGTCCGCTGCGTTCATGCTGATACAGAGCTTTCCGATTTTCTCATAGATAAGCTCCTCTGCGCCGTCTTTCGGTTTCCATGAGAAAATGGTCGTGGCATTCCGCTTGTCCGGAACGAAGTAGGTATCGCGGTAGCCCGTCAGGGTTTTTCCGAGAGCCTTACCCTCGTCAAGCAAGTACATTTCCGGCCATAGGTCAAGCAGTCCATTCGGCGAAGGCGTGCCGGTAAGACCGACAATCCGCTTGATGTACTTCCGTACCTTCTTAAGAGCTCGGAAGCGCTGCGCCTTGCTGGACTTAAAGCTCGACAGCTCATCGATAATAACCATATCGAAAGGCCACTTGCTTTTGAAGTAGTCCACAAGCCAGACGACATTCTCACGATTGACGATATAAATATCTGCCTCCCGCTCGCAGGCCGCGATACGCTCAGCCTTCGACCCGAGAATCAGCGAGAGCTTCAGGTGTTTCAGGTGGTCCCACTTCTTGACCTCCGGCGGCCACGTTTCCTTTGCCGGTTTCAGCGGAGCGATAACAAGGACCTTGCTCACGGCAAAATAGTCATTCAGGAGCTTATCCGCTGCGCTCAGGCTCGTTACCGTTTTTCCCATACCCATATCCAGTAAGAGCCCCGCCTCGGGGTTATCGAGAATGAACTTCTCCGCGAAGTCCTGATAATAGTAAGGTTTATACTCCATCAGCCCTTAGCCTCGCTTTCAAATCCTCCATATCGGAAATACGCCAAACGGTGCAGCCGAGCCCCTCTAATGTCGCGATGACCTTTTTCTGCCTGATACTCAAACCGTCACTCAGCCCCGGCCGCTTGACCTCTATAAAAATTATTCGTCCCCCCGGCAATATCGCAATTCGGTCAGGCACCCCCGGCGTTCCCGGGGACACCCACTTGTATGCTTTACCGCCGAGGGACTTGATATGCTCACAGAGCTTTCGCTCGAAAGTGCTTTCATACATAAAATCCCTCCTTTAGGTAGTCGAGTAGCGCGTGTAACAAAGATTCCTTATATATACATGTAATGCGAGGGGGCGACGGGATTGCGTCGAGTGTCCCTTTACTTTTTCAAAAAATGTTTTTAAGATTTTTCGACTACCAGTACTACCAAGTAGCCAAAAGCATTGATATATAAGGCTTTTTCGAGGTAGCAGAGTAGGTAGCACTTTGTTGCAAGTAGTTCTCAAAGTGCTACCTTTGTTGCAAGCGCGCTTGTACGACCTACCCGCTAACGAAAAAAGTTGGCCTTTCAAGTGCTACCTTTGCTACCTCAGACCTCTTTCACGAAGCCCCTCTGCCTGCCGTAAATTGCTCCGCAGTTGACGGAGGTGGACAACTGCCAGCCCGGAATCATGCGCAGAAGCCCGATAATCTCGCGGGCTTGAGTCTGCGAATAGCTCTTCGGGTCTCCCTTGAAAAGCTCCTGCCAGACCTCAAGCGCGCAGACTTTCGTCCTCGGCACC